GTAGTTGGATGGTGTTAGCAAGAATCAATGATGTTAAAAAAGAATTACAAACAGAAGCTCGTAACCTATCCTTATATTATCAAGATGTTAAAGGTAATAAATCATTCGAACCGAATCAATTTGCTGCAGTAGAAAATTGGAAGAAGATTTGTGAAGGTGGATCTATAACTAGAGAAGAAGCTACAGTCATGTAGGAGTCTTTATTAAACATAGACCACGGATACCGGTCATCTGAAAGTAAAAAATGGAGCTTTGCACATCCAAATCAAGTGTTTACTTTTGATGAATTACATTTAAGGTGTGGTATGCGAGATCAAAAAGAACCATGGGAACAAGCATTTAAAAGAAAATTTAAGGACAAAGATAAGCAGTATTTTAAAAAACTTATGAGAGAAGGCGTAGATTTATCACAACCACCAAAAATTATTATTGATACGATACATCAAGTCAAGGGTGGTGAAGCAGATAATGTTGTCTTGGCAAGTAAATGTAATTTTCCCTCACATTACGAAAAGAAAAATTTATCTGAAAAGATAAAAGAACTTAGAGTTTGGTATACAGGTGCCACAAGATCTAAAGGATCGCTGCATTTATTAGGAACCTATCACCAATATAACTTCCCATTAGGAAAATATTTTAAACTTTACGAGGCAAATTATTGTTAATGCAGGATTATAAAATAGAACCTTTATTTTCAACACCTTTGTATAGCTCAAGCTTACAGCGAGAGCTTACAAAAGAAGAAAAATATTTTGTATCAGAGGTAAGACATAAAACTTTAATTAGCCAGGGGGGTAATTATTTGTCCAAGGATAATAATATTTTAAAAAATAAAGAACTTAAAAATTTAAAAACATTCTTTGATAAGCATATTAATAATTATTTTGATAAAATAATACAAACTAATAACGAAGCGACTCCTTACATTACACAATCTTGGTTAAATTATAATGTTAAGAATTCAGGACACCACATACATAGCCACCCAAACTCTTTTGTTTCAGGAGTGTTTTACATTAACAGTGCATTTGATAAAGACGCAATAGAATTTGTGATTGATGAATATCCAATTGCTTTTTCTGACATTAAAAAATTTGATCAATACAACTCAACACATTGGAGCGTACCTGTGTATAAAGGTTTACTATTATTGTTTCCTTCAACCCTAAGACATTATGTCAAAAGAAATACACATGACCATACTAGAATAAGTTTATCTTTTAATGTTTTTGTTCAAGGAAAAATAGGATCGGCAATGAATTTAACAGAACTTAATATAAAGGAAGGGTAAATTATGTTTAGAAAAGTAATACTAGATGCTTTAGAAGACAGATATACTGCACAGATATCAGAAGCTGAAGCGACTATAAAAATATATGTAGAAAAGCCTGTTGGAATAGGAGAACATCCACAGCATGTAGATGAAGTAGATAAGTTAATAGAAAAAATAGCTAATGCTGAAGAGAAACTAGAAATACTGAAAGGGCTACGACTATGACTAATAAAGATATGTTTGACGATGCATTTCCGCAAGACAAACAAATTGGGGGATCCCACTATAAATTTTTTGAGATTCAACCTTATGAATTTATATCAAAAAATAAACTTTCTTTCTTTCAGGGCAATGTCGTGAAGTATGTTTGTAGATATTTATTTAAAAACAAAATTGAAGACTTAGAAAAGATAATACACTACTGTCAATTAGAAATAAAAAGAATGAAAGATGCTAAGAAAAAATGACTCATCAACTAAATTTTATATATAACGATAGTGATTGGGTATGTCCTGCGGAGTATCCAGATTTATCTCAAGCTAAGGAAATTGCAATCGACTTAGAAACTAAAGATCCAAACTTAAAAACAAAAGGATCTGGTTGGGCAACTTTTGATGGCCACATCGTAGGTTTCGCTGTAGCTGCATTTGATCAACAATGGTACTTTCCAATAGCTCATGATGCCGGGGGTAATATGGATCTCGCTATGACAACTGCTTGGATGCAAGATGTATTAAATACTTCAGCTACAAAAATATTTCATAATGCTAGTTATGATGTCGGATGGTTATTGGTAAATGGTTTTAATATCAACGGTAAGATTATAGATACAATGATTGCTGCTGCATTAATTAACGAAAATAGATTTAGTTTTAGTCTAAATGCGTGTGCAAAAGATTATTTAGGTGAAATAAAAAACGAAACATTTTTAAATGAGAAAGCGAAAGAATGGGGGATTGACCCTAAAGCTGACATGTGGAGGCTGCCTGCGGGCTACGTAGGCTTCTATGCAGAGCAAGATGCAGCCCTAACCCTCAAGCTTTGGCAAAGGTTTAAAACAGAAATTACTAAACAGAATTTACATGATGTTTGGGACATGGAAATGGAACTGTTGCCAATTTTAATTGATACTAGAAGAAGAGGTATAAGAGTTGATGAGGACAAAGCTCACAAACTCAAATCAGAATTTAAAAAAAAAGAAAATGGAGTTTTATATAAAATTAAAAAAGAAACTACATTAGATGTAGATATATGGGCTGCAAGATCTGTAGCACAAGTGTTTGACAGAATAGGTGTTGACTATCCACGGACAGCGAAAACTGAAGAACCTAGCTTCACCCAAAACTGGTTAGTAAATTGTGATAACCCGATAGCCCAACTAATAAGAGAAGCAAGAGAAATAAATAAATTCCATTCAACATTTATAGACTCCATTTTAAGATACACACATAAAGGCAGAATACATTCAGAAATAAATCAATTGCGTTCTGACCAAGGTGGTACAGTTTCTGGACGATTATCATATTCAAACCCAAACCTCCAGCAAATTCCAGCAAGAAATAAAGAAATGGGAGACAAGATTAGAAGTTTGTTTTTACCTGAAGAAGGTAGACAATGGGGTAGTTTCGATTACTCACAACAAGAGCCTAGGCTTGTTGCACACTATGCTGCATCAGTGAATGAAAAGTTTACTGGTGCAGATGAATTTATAGAAGCCTATCAAAATGAGTCTGCTGACTTTCACCAAATAGTTGCAGATATGGCGGGTATATCTAGAACTCACGCTAAAACAATTAACCTTGGTTTGTTTTATGGCATGGGTAAAGCTAAATTAGCTAGGGAACTAGGTATAAATAAGGATGCTGCTGAAATATTGCTGCAAACATACAATACTAGAGTGCCTTTTGTTAAGAAATTAGCTACTGAGGTGTCTAATAGTGCCTCAAAATATGGCTTTATTCGAACTATAATGGGTCGTAAATGCCGATTTGACATGTGGGAGCCTGCTACCTTCGGAATGAACAAAGCGATGGACTACGAGGCTGCTAAAGCTCATTATGGAAATAACATAAGAAGAGCCTTTACTTACAAGGCATTAAACAGATTAATTCAAGGATCTGCTGCTGATCAAACAAAACAAGCTATGATAGAATGTTACAAAGCAGGATTTAAACCTTTACTACAAATACATGATGAACTATGTTTTTCAATTAATGAAGAAAAAGATATCAATGATGTCAAACAGATCATGGAGGGAGCAATCGAACATCTCAAAGTTCCTTCCAAAGTTGATATTGCACTCGGACGATCCTGGGGAGAAGCTAAAGAATAGTAGTCCCTGCACTAAGTGCAAGGACCTAAAAACTATTCCGATTTATCTTGGGAGTCAGACTCGGATTCCTTGTCCTGCTTGTTCTCCTCCTCCTTCTTTTTTTCGGACTCGCGGATTTTTTTAAGCTCTTTATAATAGTTTGGGTGATACCACATTTTATTCTCCTTTTATTTTTTCATACCTATTATAACATGCCTGTTTTTTAACAAATTTATTTTATTGAATAGTAGACGACAACTTATCTTAGGGGTTCTATTCTAGCTGCGACACTGAATGCTTTTTAACAATTTAATTCTATATTAAAAGAAATAATTATTTTAGGTTCATCGAAGGTATTGGGAGGTGACTTATGTTTCCAGTACGCAGGTATGGTTAAGATCTGTCCTTCATGTAAATCAAAATTTTTTTCTTCTTCAAATGTTTTAACTTTTGTTTTAATTTCTTTGTTAGGTAAATTTAAATAATAAATATTAGTAAAATGTGTTTGTTCATGTGTATGCCAAGGATGAAAATCATTTTTTTCGTACCATTGAAACCATGCATTAAGTAAATGTACATTTGAATTAGTATCATCAGAAAATTTATCTTGCCAAAGTATAAAAATATTTTTTATAAAATAATCATACCAAGCTCTGTGTAATGTTGGCGGCAAATTCCAATCTGTGTGAGTAATATTATTATAAGAATTTTTTGGTATTTGTTTTATTAAATTAATTATTTCTGATTTATGTTTTTCATGTTCTGGCACATCATACAAGAAACAATCTTTTTTTAGAGACATAGATGGCCTACAGAATAATTGAAAAAAATAAAAAAGCTAGTTATTTAACTAGCGATATCTAGAAGACCTTTTTGTGCGTCTTCAACACTTTGATCATTGATCTTAACTTTAAGATCTTTAATCTTTATATCGATCCACTTCATATCAGGGGTTACTCTGCCCTGAGATAACGCTTGTGTTGCCCATTTGGACTCCA